TGTTTTTCCACCAGTATACGGACTTGCACTATAAGATACTCCATTATGATGAGCCGAAGCAACCTGACTAAAGTTTCCATTAGACATAGCATTCGTCAGTTGTGGAGCATAATCACCACCTGTATTATCAGTTAAACTACTGCAATTAAATGAATCTCTAAACACAGGTGTAGCTGCTGTGCCGTTAATATTTGCCCATGCTTTCGCACTACCATTCACAACATATTTTGTGTCGATAGAATTTGGTATAGTTACAGATGCGCCACCTACTGTTTCTGTAGTAGTTGTGCCTTCAATCTGGTCTGCTACAATTTTCCCAGCCATTATGCTAAGTCTCCAAAAACAATTATGCTATTTCTATCAACGTCTGCAAAACTATTACTAGCGAGTCCAGAGGCACAAGGAATAGCAGTGGTGCTGTAATCATCTTGTGCGTTCTTTTTAGTCAAAATTCCAATAACATTGCCTGACCCGTTTGAAGATGACATACCTGATATTGAGTATAAAGCATCATTAAATGCTGATGTTACACCAACTGTAAAAAGTCCAGCGGTAGAAAAATCAGTAACACTACTAACATTTAAATCACCACTTGCTAAAGTTTCAGCATCTTGGTCAAATCTACATCTTAGTTTTGCCAGCCCTTGTTCCATAGACTGAGTAGCACTAGCACCAACAGTCACGGTGACAGTCTTTGCAGTAGTCTTGCCTTTAAGATTGTCTACTGTTACAGTACTCATGCTAAGTCTCCATGTACTGCAACAGAGCAAGCTGTTGAATCGCCAAGAGTGCCACTATCAGAATGATTTGTCAATGATATTGAGGAGCTTGTTAACGCATCAGAATAAGAACTACTTGTGCCTACATCTATCCCAAGAATCCTGCTTCTATTAACAGAGATTGTTACAGCATAGGCTAAACCATCAGTAGCAGTTATATTATTAGTGAAGGCTACTGAAGCTTTTCCTGCTAAGTCTCCATCCGTAAAAGATGAAAAATTAAATGAACCACGAAATACGTTAGCTGTATTTTGGTCATAAAGACAGTATGCTTTCGTTGCACTCTGCTTAGTCAGTGTGACTGGGCTGGTGCCGTTTGCTGCAGATATTGTATTTGTTCTTAATTCACTCATGCTATCACCAAGTTACCGCCGGATGTTACCGTCAATGTTACCCCTGTTGCTATAGTCAATGGACCTGCAGCTAGTGCGTTTTCATCTGCATCAATGGTCGTGTCTGTGTCTAGCTGTTGCTGATGCACACGGAAAATGTCACCTTCTTTGCCACTATTGACTGTGCCATTGTCACCTTTGAACACACCGCCGCCACCACCAGAACTAGTGGTTGTGCCAATAGCTTTGCCTTGAAACACGACATAGAAATCATCAGTAGTTTCTACATCACCTGTCATAGTAAGGGTAGTGCCGCCTGACGTAGTATAAGCTACACCCGGCTCTTGACGGACGTTATTTACAAATACTTCAATTTCATTTGCACTACCGACAGAGTGGTCTAACGTGTACCCACGTTTTGCAGGTACACCTGTTACACCAGTAAGGTCTTGGTATTCAACGGCGGTGGTTAGTACTGCAGGTGTGTTACCGATATATGGCATTAAGTTATCTCCATAATGCTCAAGGTTGTATCAGCACTATTAGCTGTATCTGAAATGACACTAATAGTATGATTAGCTTCCATAATAATCTTATTACCTGCCATATACTCAAATGAGGATGAAGAAGGAATAGGAATATCTTTTGCTAAGAATACAGTAGAACCAGCAGCTAGTTTAATATCTACAAGTATTTGACTGCTGGCTGTATTAGCAATCGTCAGGCCAATAACAACAGTAGTAGTAGACGTTGGCGCAGTATATACGTTCATAGGTAAATTAGCACCAGTGCTAGAACCATCAAACGTCTTTACTTTAAAAGTATTAGCCATGACCTACTCCTTACGCTACGTCTTCTAGCAAAGCAGCCACTATACAAGTTACTGTACCTGATGATGTTATTGCATGAAGACTAGAAACTACGGTATTAGGTAAACTTACACAGCATATTTGACCAGCAGCAACTTTGATTGCGTCAACTGCACTTGTTGCTGCAGCACCATCATCTGCAACTATATAAACATCATTGGTTGTGTCTGTGTTTTTAACCATTAAAAACTTAACTTTGTCGCCAGCAGCAACAGTAGTAAGAGCATCATCTGCTCTCGCTGTATACTCTATGTATTTAGCTGCATCGTCAATTAAGTCCGTGCTTGAGTTTGTAACACTAGTTTTTTTATAATACCATTTATCATCAGCATCTGCTGGTGTTACTGTTAGAGAACCAGAGATTACTTTTGCAATCTCATCAGGCAATACCGTTGCCTGTACGGTTACTGAGGCATCGTTTGCCATTTGTTAGTCTCCTTTAATTAAGGCTTATAACACTATAATTATACCACAATCATAATGTTTTGTCAAGCACTTTTTATCCAAGTGCTATTGCTAATGCGGTAGGGTCATCTTTTGAAAACCCTGCGCTTGTTAAGTTTGCTTGTATTTGAGTAAATGTTGCTTTTTTTCTTGCACCGCCAGATGTATCGTGTATTAAAATTTCATCACCATTTTCAATAGGGTCTGATAAAGCAGCTATGCTATTTACATCAAAATCTGTTAGATTGCCTGTTGTTATTATTGTGCCAGTTACAGCGGGTAAAGTTACAGTTACGTCAGCAGTATCGGCAGCACCAACCAAAGTTACTGCGTTTGTGCCGTTGTCTGTGTCTTCTTTAAATATAATAGAACCAGCAGAAGAAGCTGAACCTGTTAAGATAGGAGCAGTTAAACTTTTATTTGTAAAAGTAGTTGTGCTTGTGGGTGTTACGCTTGATACGTTAGCATTAATATATGCTTTGATAGATTGTTGTGTAGCCAAACCTGTAGCACTATCAGATGCAAAGTCATCTTCATCAAGAATAGATGTAATGGCTGTTGAACCAGAGGCAATCTTTAGTTTTTTAATATCAACTGAACCAGTTCCATCAGGACTAATAGTAATGTCACCTGCAGAGCCATCCGCTATGGTTATAGAACCAGAACTTGAACCTGCATTAGTATTTAGTATTAAGTCACCCGTGCCATTTGTGGTAATCGTTGCGTTAGCGTTGTTGTCACCAACACGTACAGTGTCTGCATCTAACTGGACATCTCCATCTCCATTAGGAGCAAGAGTTATATTACCATCTGTATCTGTGCTACTAATGGTGTTTCCATCAATAGTAATATTGTCAATGTCAACTTGTGTGTCCATGACAATTGTGCCATCAGACTTAATACGCATACGTTCTGTTGCAGCAGCAGATGTATTTGTTTTAAATACAAGAGCAGTAGAATTATTATCAGATGCAAAAGTAGCTTCTGCTACAGCTTCAATAGCTGCACCGTCAAGAATAGCATCTCCACTACCAGCTTCATCTGGCGCATTAAAAGTAATCTTGCCTAAGACGTTACCACTTTCAACAGATGTATCGCCTGTTTGCAGATTAAGTTCAAAGCCAGATGCTGCTTTAGCTTGTACACCGACATTATGTTCATGCGTAAGTGTTACTTCTTCGTTTACACCTAGTTTGATAACGCCACCATCTGAAAGCACACTGATATTGCCACTAACATTAGCGTTTGTACTAACATCAATTTGACCAGTTACGTTTACGCCATCTGCATCTGTAGCAAATTTACCACTGCCATTATGATAAAGATTTACAGCACCCGCTTGTATAAACTCAGCAAGAACTGCATCATTAGCAGCGTTTTGAATATTTATTTGAGTACCATTTATTACTAAAGAACCAGTGCCAGTGTCAGAAATAAAACTGTTACTACCATTATGAAATATTTCTAAGTCGGGAGAAGAACTATCACCAAGCGTAAGTTTTTCATTATCATCAAGATGCAAACCATCCATAGCTAATGAGCCAGTAATGGTAACACCTGTTGCGGTTGTTTCAAGTTTTTTACTATTATCGTGATATAGTTCTACTGCACCATTTAAATCTGCTGCAATGTAAGTTTCTGTGCCTGTATCGCTACGAAGTGTAATACCATCACCCTGTATAAACAGTTCATTTGTATTGTTTTCTATGTAACTGTTTGTGCCATCGTGATAAATTTGTAAATCATCTCCCGCACCAAACACACCTTTGGCATTATCTGCAAACTCTAGTGCGTTGTCGCTGGCATCAAACACTACATTGTTAGCTGCACCCGTAAGAGTAACATCACCAGTGGTGGTTACGTTTACAAGATTAGCTGTGCCAGCTAAGTGCATGTCTTTAAACTTTAGGCCAGTAGTTCCTATATCAAGTGTGTTATTACTCTTAGGTTTTATTTCTGTTGTACTGGCTACAAAGTCCTGTGCAGGGCCAAGCACTGTAACGGGACCACCTTCACTAGATGTCCCGTCATGCGTATGTCCTGAACTGCTATTAAAAGCAGCTTCAATGGCATCATATTCCGCATCAAAATCTGAGGCGTTAATAATGTTACCGTCTGCGATATTGTTAATGGTATCGGTTCTAGTGTAGCCTGTTCCCATAGTTTCTACCTTCTATCGTTTAATCCATATTCAAGAGTCAAAGCGTCTATTGAGTATGGTGGGTTTTGGTCATCTGATTCAAACTGAAATGATACAGTGAAGCCTGAACCTACAACCTGTGTTTGAAATAACTTTAACAACTTTGTTCCGAAACGTGTTGTGCCAAATGAACCGCTACCGAAAAATCCAACTGTTCCCTGTGTATTTTGTACACTTATAGGTGTAGGTTGTATTGTGCCTTGGCTATCAAAGTCTAACTTTAAACTTACTGTAAACTGCACACTTCCTTGAGGGTCAGTATACAAAAACAGTTTGTAAAATGTTTTACGTCTACGTGGGTCACTTACTGGTAAATGTGGTGTAGCAAATGTTGTCTTAATGTTTTGCCCATCAAATGAATTACCACTTTCCATCTGATATAAGTAACCATCATCGTTAGCAAATAAAACTACCTCAACATTTTGATTATAATTACTATCTGCAACATGCGCACGTATGCCACGTGTCTCTGCCCAAGCCATACCCTCACCACCTTGAGGTGCAAACTGTGTTGCTAATATACCCTGTGCATTTTCTTGTGTAATATTATTGTTAAAACCAAACAATCTGTATTGAGATTTTTCTCGTATCACACAGCTACTAAAAGAAGTATTAGCAGAAACAAAACCTGTCATAGTACTTTGAATTGCTTTTGATACAGATGCTAGTCCAAAGTCTCCTATTCTATCTGTTCCGCTTAGTAAGCGCAGTCCATCAGGACCAAGGAACATAATATCACCAGCAATTTCCTGCACTGTGTCAGAGTCAATACATCCAATGTCTACGGTGATTGGTTGTAAAGTAAAGTCTGCAATTGTGTTACCAGTTAGCTGATGTATACTAGACTCTGTAAAAATAATTAGTTGTTGTCTAAATACAGCTAGTGCAGTGACTGTGCCACCAACATTAATATTACCAGAACCATTTGCTGCAGAAAAGTCACTATCCGAAAAAGGTGCAGTGAATGTTACGGTAGAACCTTTGGCAAAGAATAAATGGTTTTTAACCTCTGCTACGAATGTTGCCCCTATAACATCTGTGGGTGCGCTTGTTAAAACAGTGAACGTAGTATTGTCATATAGCGCAGGTTCATTTAAACCATCAACGATTGCAATTTTTTCTGTGCCGTTAAAATTATATTTAGCAAATCTTGTGCGACTAGCACTTTCTCTACTGGTAGATAAAAATGTAATAACCGCATCATCTGCAGGACTACTTGCTAGATTAGGGTTTATATTTATTGTAGCACCGCCAGAGGATACAGTAGCGTTAGCAGTAACTGTGTAGACTAAATCTATTCCAGCTACTTTAAATACATCACCTGCTTGTGGAGCAGAGTCCAATCCATCAATAGCTAATGTGCCGCCTGTTTGACTACCGCCGTTTACAAGAGGCGTACCATAGTCTGGCACGTTAATCTTTGTAAACCCACTGCCGCCGCTTTTGAATATGTCTGCGTTTTTACAGACAACAGCACTGTCTTCCCATGATGCAACGCCGATAGCTAAATAGTTAGATGCTGTTGTTTTAAATGTAACAGCAGCAGCGTTTGCAGGACTACTAGCTAACGTAGTTGTTAAAGTTAAAGTTGCTCTATTATTTGTAGCATCGTATGTAACACCGCCAGATGCAATGGTATAAGTGCCACTAACCCCCGTTATTTCTAAAGTATCACCTGCAACTGGTGTAGTATGTATGGCAGCTATTATTAGTGTTGTGCCAGTTTGACTAGCACCATGAACAACGGGTGCGCCGTACGGTGGAATAATGTTACTGTCGTACTTATCAAATCCTTCTATGCGTCTGTAACCACCTTCAACAGACGGTTCAAAGTTACGTAATATTCTCGCACTACCCGGTGCATTTGTACCTTGCTGCAAAGGAGAAAGGTTTGTTATGAGGCCATTACGAAACTCAACTGGATAGGTTTGCCATGCATCCATCTTGTCAGCCTCTTATATATTAAAGCCTGTACTTGCTCCACCTGTACCACCAGTAAGCATATACGACCTTACATATGGTGTTCTGTTAATTAACTGTGAACGCATATGCTTAATACCCTCATCAAACTTTTCTTTCATAACAAGCGCATCTTGCGTGTTTCCTCTAAATAAATAACCGTAGTGCATTGCGCCATCTACGATTATGTGTTGAAATCTTTCTGGTATAGTAGGTGCGTCTGTTGCCCCAGCTAAATCTGTGGGAAACGCATAGTATTCAAAAACTAAATTATATGCTTTGTTTGGTTCTGGGGTTAATATAAATTTAAGGTCTGGCGATTGCGCCACCATAGTGGGAACACCTGACCCAGTAGCAGAACTGTATTCTTGCTCTACATACCTATCTAAATAATCTTCGTATGAAATTTCAGTGATACGTGTGGTGGCATTTCCTAACGTACTATTTTCTTTTATGCGAAAGCTATTAAAATTAATTACTTTGGCATCTGTAGGAAATGCATATCTAGTAGTATTAGCAACTAAATTTTGTTCTTGTGTATTGTGATTAAAAGGCCAAAAATATTCTGATTGGTTTATATATCTAATTGAAGCATTGACCGCATCTTTAGCTTGTGAATAAAAACCAGTTGCTGTAGCAAAATTAGCTGAACTGAGTTCTACCTCATTCAGCCTTCTATTAACTGCATTCACAAGTCCAAGAAAATCATATGCCATGTTTTTTCCTTAAAGAAAGTGAGGGGGCAAGTTGCCCTGCCCCGTCACATTATGTTATGCGAGTGCGTCTCTATCTACATCTGTAGCTTTATCCAAACCACCGACAGGCATAACAACTGCGAATACACGTAGCACACCTGCGCTAATTGTACCTGCAGTACCTGCAAAAGTCAGTTTGAGTGGGTCAGCCCCATCATGCACTTGTGGGTTTGCGGTAGCTACAAGTACAGTTGCGTATGTACCTGCAGATGCACCGTCAATGTCAAACCCATCTACCCATGCATCAGTGTCACCACTTTTTGGACCTAAATCCACAGTAGCGTCTGAAGCAGTATTGGTAAGAGCAGTCGTTACCTCAATACCAGCAAACATACAAATGCAGTTTGCAGGAATATCAATACATTCAATGGTGCTACCATTTGCATCAATATTCTGGTCAGAGAAGTCAATTGTCTGCTCAACCAAATAAGGTTTTACACGTGAACTCACGCCATAAGTAGGACCGTGAGTACTATTGGTCGTTGCCAACAAGGTTGTTGTTGCAGCCATTTTTCAGCCCTCCCTTATGCCAAGCAGTAAGCGGCAGTTACGATTGCTTCAGGACGAAGAATCTTTCTGCCATACAGATGCATACCACGGACAATATCAGCGAAGCTGTCCGGGTCACGATAAGTCTCAGTCTTATTAATCTGCTCTGCAGTTGCAACAGCAGAAGAATGACCAGCCACGATAATGCCCATGTTTGACCCATTCTGACCACCAGTTGTCGCTGGGCCTGTGCCTAGTGACGGTAGGTTGTTAGATGTGTAAACTTGGAAACCGTGAAGGTTGTTTATAACAAGACCATTTTGAAGTCCAGAACCACCGAAATCTGAATTTAGAAGACGTGAGTCTTCGTCTTTCAACATTTCAATAAATACTGGGTCAAGAACAAGCCAACGTCCCTGAGAGTCTACGTTTTGTTGGTCAAGTAAACGTGCCATACGTGCAATAACTTGCAGTGGGAACGCATTACCTGTTGTACCACTTTTAGCTGCAGTTGCTCCACCAGCACGAGGCTCAAGGCCAATACACTGATTTGCAGTACCTGCAGTACCATCTGCTTGAGTAAAGTCAGATGCGTCCAAAGACATAGACGCAAGCAATTCAGCACCAACAAGGTTAGCACCATCAGATGCTGTTGCTACAGCTTTAGCACCATTAACAGTTGTGTTAACAGCGTTAGCCGTACCGTGAAGAGCAGATT